TGCTCGAGCACCTGCAAGATGAATGAAAGGATATTTAAATCGTTCACCTTCTTGATTTTCAACAAATAATCCAGCAATGTTTCGACTTCTTGCACCTGGCGCAAGGTCGTCACTTAATGCTTGACTGTGCTTGATAATCAATCTCGTGTTTTCTAATTTCTGATAGCTAACGGTTTTTGTACCGTACAGTTGGCTTTCACTCATAATGCTTTCTCCGACAGATGTTTGTATTGTATTTTGTGTTGACGGTTTAGGTTGTGCGCTTTGACTTAGAAAAGCATAATCTCTTTTGTCTAAGTTGTCTTTGGCAATATCTCTAGTGTCAAAGTTCAAAAGTCTACGTTTAGCAAATACCCGTAGTTCTTTTAAAAATCCGTACCAGTTGTCTTTTTGACCGCCATCCATAGCTTCAGTAATTCCGTTACTAAAGTAAACCTTCATACTATTAGGCTCTGCTAGGCTTATGCTAACATGCCCTATAGCCGTTTTACCTTCCATATAATCGAAATCAAAGAATCGTGCCTCTTCGGGATTGATGGTAATTTGGCCAGCTTCTCCGCCTAATTTTAAACCTGAGAATCTACTTCTAATTTTATAGAATAAATCCGTTGCGATGTTGTTTCTTGCGTCCATAGTTATATTTATCAAAAGCCTGTGCTGATGAAGATAGGCATAGGCATCTGCTCTTCTGAAATTTTCTCACTCATTTTATCGTATATAGTTGGATCCCAGTCCGCTAGCACGTTGGCCATGCGTATAACCAGCAGTGTAGCACTGACTAAATCGTCATGTTCTCCAGTTTTTGCACCAAATCCTATGCCGTGTGCAACAAAGGTTTTTAGTTCAGAAACTAATGGCTTTGATTTTAACACCATTTTCTGTGTTTCTAGCATATTTTTAAGTTGACTGCAGGCAGTTACTTTGGATCGATGGGTAGTATTAAACCCTTTACGGAATTTTCTAACATGGCCTTTACGCATGGGTTCGCTTAGGAACAATCCTGGGAAGTTTTCTTCACCTAGATCACTGATAACAATTAATGCTGCTTCACCTAGTGTGTTATTCTCAACAGAATAGTATATCTGAGGTGCACCGCCACGCTCTTCTCCACGCTGCTGAATATATTTTAAAATTTCTCGCATGTGCTTGATCTGGCTTTGTATTGGAGTTAGATTGTGGCGCCATTCTGCTACCTGCACCATGCTGGGCATTTCAAATACCTGTATTGCTCCGTAGTCGCCACCGGTTCCTAGACTAGGATCTAAGGCCAACAAGTAGGTAGCCTTGGGATCAATATCTTTATACCAACGGGTTTGTCCCATGGTCATTGTAGGATCAACACCTTTGAGTTCTGCAAGTTTTACTGCGTTGATTAGAGTTTCGTCAAAGATTAGGAATTCGAAATAAAATTCACGACGGAAACGTTCAGCTCCAATTTTACTACGTTCTACTTCAGCCCATTTTTCATCACGATCAGGATGCTCATTCCAGTGTGCAAAAAAACTGTGGAATCCGTTTGTTCCTAATTCAGATTCGTTGCCGTGTTCGTCAAACCGTTTATTAGCTTCTGTCCAAATTAAGGCAAACTGATCTTCGTCTGAGTTTGGAGTTGATGTAATAATACACTTACCACCTGTTGATAGTGTTGGCGATAGTGCAGTCCAAAACTCTTTGGCTTTCTCCGGCGGTTGCACGAACGCAAACTCATCGCAATAGATCAACGAAAGAGATTTACCACGGCCGGTATTTTCAGTTGTTGTAGTTGCTTGAATACGACTTCCATTATCAAATTCAATTGTATTTCTGTTATATGAATAAACACCAGCACGAATAAAGTCAGGTAAATTTTCGTAACCAAATCGATAACGATTCATAATATCTTGCGCACCCTCGTATTTGTGGGCTGCAATTAATACTTGTGATTCTGGCACAAACATAGTGTACCAAAGTAGGTATCCAGTAGCACAAGTGGTCTTGCCCATCTGTCGAGGCAACATACCAATTGATTGTTTGTAATTATGATAAGACTGTATCAGACGCTCTTGGTATTCGTAGGGTTCAAATTTAATAGCGCCACGTACCGGATGTTGAATTTTTAAAAAGTTCTTGCAAAAGTATAAAGGGCCGTCAACTGGATCCATGCAAGCTTCTAGGTGCTTAACTTCCTCTAACGTATATCGCTGAGGAGCATGCGCCTTTTTAATTAAATTACCGTCTAGTGATTTTGCCATACTTTATTTACTGAAAAAAATAGGCTCCGTAGAGCCTATTTGGTTGTACTTAATATATTAAGAGAAGGTTAAACCAGTAAGTGTACTGTTAGTAATAGTAACACTACCAGAACCGCCCAATGCAGCTAGGATGTCTGCTTCTATTGCGGTGTATGTACCGTCTGCACTAGCTTCAGTAGATCCTGCTCCTTGAGTGGAACCATTAAATGCTGTATTTAAATTGACTAGAGCAATGAATTGATTTGCACCACTTGCTGTAGGAATACCTACATAATAAATTTCTGATAGTTCTTGTAAGGCTCTTACTGCTTTTGACAAGTTACTATCGACAATTGTTGGAGTTGTTGTAAAATTATATGCAGATGAAATAATTTTTAGCGCCTGTAACTTTGGAGTACCAAAACTTGTGTATGGGCCAACTCCGGCTGAACCATCACCTAATACTTTTTTTGCGTTGCCGCCAATTGTAGCATAATCACCAGCTAGGCCAGTTGCTACTGTATATAAATCTGCCATTATTTCGCTCCTTTAGCTTCTGATAATCGTTGTAATAGTTCTGCACGGATACTAGCACGTAATTGATCCTTGCTTTCATATGCACCAGCAGCCATTGGATTATCACCGCGATATGGTTTGCCGCTGTAACTTTTCTTAGGTCCGTTCATGCCACCAGCTAGTTGATTGTTCATGTAGTCAACACTCTTGTATTCTTCTTCTGGTTCGTTAGCCCATGCTTCGTCTTTCTTTTCGTCGTCTGACTCTTCGTCTTCTTCTGGCTCTGGTGGGCCTTCTTTTTCAGCTTCGTGATCATCCATGTCGTGATCACCGTCACCGTCTTGATCGCCCATTGATTTTTGAATGATATCAATTTTGTTATCTGCATCGCCGTCACTCGGACCGCCCATGTTATCAGCATCTGGTTCTGAATGATCGCCTTCTGGCTCTTTGTCCAAGTCAGGCAACATCTTTAAAGGGCCTGCATCTAGATTTCCTAAACTACCAATGCTAGGTCCAGGAGGAAGTAAACTAGGCATACCAATAGATACTGGTGCGCTCATTGGTCCTTTCTGGTTGATCATGTCCGGATTTACCTTAGTCATCAACTTTATTAAACTTTCAATGTTGTCCATGCCTTGTGCATTAAGATTAACACTTATGCTAGGATGTGCAGGAGGAGGTTGACTGCTCATGCTGCTCATCGGCGGAGGCATTGAACCACCCATCATTGGGTCACCGCACTCTTGTACTGCTGATTCTCCAACCGGGCGATCTAGGTCACGCATCGTTTGCATTAATTTATTAAAATCCATTTGTATTAACTCCCTAAGGCGCTTTTAGCACCAGCTTTATCTGTTTTGCCCTTAGGCAGTTTGTATTCACCTTGGCCATCTTCTTTCTTGCGGGCCTTGGCTGTTTTTTCTAAGTCTTTTAAGAAACCTTTATTAAAATCATTTCCAAAATAATCTTTGTGTTTGATTTTAGTATCTTTATATTCCACTTCATCTAGCAATGCTTCGCCGCTTGGCTCTTCATTTGCTAAAACCTGTTCTGCTTCACTTGGTTCACCGCTGCCGCGTACACGGAAATCAGATTCATCTAATCCCATAGCTTTAATTTCGGCAACAATTTCTGGTGAAGTTATCGGATATTCGCAAATTACTTCAAATGTAGTTACTTCACAATTTGTTTTCTCCGGAAAATCCAATGGTAATTTTTGGATTGGGGTAGTTGACACTTTTTCCAGTGTCATAACCTTACAATGCTCTAGGTGTGATTTCAAATCTTCTTGAAATTTCTTAGGCAATTCACCTGCAACCTTGATCTTAAAGCTGTAGACTTTTGTGCTTTCGGTGAGATAATCTTTAAACGTTTTCATAGTAGTATTTAGTCCTTTTGCCCTAATTTCTTTAGCAGTTCGTTACGGTCTGAAATTACGTATCCAACACCATTAAGGACATCGTTGGGATCTTCGTTGTTGTCTTTGTCTATTTTATATTTTTTAAGCTGTAGATCTACAGCCTTTAGTTTTTTGTCAATTTTAGCCGCTTTTGCATCTATTGCATTCTTTAGCATGCCGCCTGCTACTTCAAATATTCTTCCGCTGTATCGAACTTCGACATTCATACCTAGATCCATTAGATCGTCATAGGCCTGTTCTGCTTTGCTAGCTAGATTGTCCAATTCGCTATCATCTAAATCATCTAACTCTTTTATTTGAGGTAATCCTCGAGTCAATTCTGCTACTGCTTGATAGCTCTTTTCTAAAGTATTGACTTTTTCGTGTGTAGGCGGCTCTACAACGGACTCTTGTGGCGCAACACTGCTTTCTAAGTTGAATAAATCTTCTAATTTTTTCGTCATACTATACTTATTTCCGTTTGGTACCTTGGTGGAAAATATCTCCTTCATTTACCACTCGAAATTTAACACCCTTTTGCTTGCACCACGCATTGGCTGCTTCCCATTTGGCCATATTTTTAACATACTGCTGTTGGTTGTATTGACTTTTTCCTACATTTTCTATTTTAGTTTGATTCAAGGGTTTTACTTCAACCACTTCGGCATGTTTTCCGCCATTTTTATCGTTGTACACAATAAAGAAATCAGGAACATAGATAGTATGCTTGCCTGTTAGCGGACAACGATAGGGTATTTGTATACTTTCACTAGCCCATTTTTCTACGCCCTGATGCTCATCAAGCATTCGCATAAAAACAAATTCCCAACTGCTGCGAGCCAAAGGAGTTTTAGTTCCTACATACTTTTCAGGATTTTTCATATCAAACCTACCCTGTGCAAACTTAGACATTAGGCTGCAATATTCCTAATCTGAATAGGCTTTACATTGGTTGTTCTAAATCCTAGTGTACTAGTAGGAGTTCGATTGTTGTTTAAAATTTCACCAATTAGTGTGTTGAGGTTGATATCTTTTAGTGTGCCTAATGTATCTAAAATTTGATAAACAGAGATACCATCTATTTTTGCCTGTTTTAAGATTGTTGCTGATACAGTAAGTGCGGCATCAGAGTCGAAGCCACGGCTTTCAAAGAATCCAACAGCAGCCGCTACTTCGTTGGCATTAAACTCTAACGGTGCTATTCCGTATGTATCAAAAAATAATTTAGTTCCAGCAGCACTGTCTTCTAAAACTCTAGTGGGTAGATTTGTTGCCATGTTAATCGCCTGTTAAATTTCGTTGGGTGGCTGTAGTAGTGCCAGCGCCCGATGAGCTTTTGGGAAATACTGTACCAACAACTCCGCCAACTGTAGACACTGCTGTTGCTATGTTTCTAGGATTGCTTAAAATATTAATTGCTTCGTTTTTAAGACCGTCTTTAGATAAACTTTTAAAATTCTTATATGTGTTAATTGATTTAATTGCTGTTCCTAAAAAGCCGCCCACACTGTCAAACGGTGTTCCTTTTGAGATGTCTCCAAAGATCTGTTCCATACCGTCTAGTACGCCGCCTTCACCTACTAGATTACTTACTCCGCCGCCCGCCACACTCAATGGACTAGGAACAGTATCATAGTGGAATTGAGCAAATCCTGTTGGACTATTAATAGATACGTTGCCGGCTGAATATTTTACAGCTTCGTACTCCACTGTCATTTGACTTTCTAGTGCATCACTTTCTGCATAGGCCACTGTGCCGTGATTCCAACTTTTAATTCTAGGATTAACTAGAGTATATCCTAAGAATCTTTTTCGACTCATTGTATAGACGCTGATGCTTTTAAAGAATGGTGCCTTGATATCATTGTCCATTCCGTAGCGGAAATTATCAGACGGAGTTTTAGTAGGTCTCAAATGATTGGCATCGTATGCAGATAATGGATTACCTCTATCTGCAATATAGTATCCGTAGTACAATGCCCACATGGCATTTACTAAGCCGGCATTGTCATCGTGTAACGAAATATTAACTGCTTCATAATTAAAATTTTTATAGACAATTTTTTTTCTATTATATTGATTTTTTACAACACTATCAAAATTATACTTTGGCAAGTCTGCCGACTTTACTAACAAGCCAACTTCTTGTCCTTGTTTTCTACTGGTAAATGCTGTTGTAGTTAATACGCTATCATCAAATTCAAATCGAACATAGAATAGAAACTTTGTTCTTGGTGCTAGTCTAAATGTATCATCTACAAATAGTCGTGTGGCATGTTGCCAGTTGGAAGCGATGCCCTTGGGGTTAGTAACTCCCTTGACTGCACCTACTGCAAGGTCAGTTAAAAATCGTGTAAATTTATTTGCCATACAAATATTTATGCCACAAAAAAACCCGCCTTAGCGGGTTTTTTGTTAACACTGTTATTAGGCTGTTTGTGTACCAGCACCAGTGATAGCTTGACCAAGTGTACGGCCAACGCTTGCACCAATTCCAACCCCAACATCTGCTGCACCTGCACCCCACTGTTCCATATTGTCAAAGCGGATGCTTAGAGCAACGGTTGCAGCTTCGTTAGTAGCGTAGTTTAGATCGCCGTAATCTGCGTTTTGAATAAAACAACCGTAGCAATTAATTGTTTCTAGAACGTTTGGAGTTAGGGCAGCGTTACCGCCGTCCATTACTTCAATTCGTGTAGTAAACTTATAATCGATACCAGAACGTGCAGAAGCTTGTTCTAAGAAGTCGAATTGTTTCTGTAACTGTTGACCAACTAACTTTTGAACTTCTCCACTAGCATCGTCACGCAATGTTAGTGTAAGCATTTCAAATGCCGGCTTACCTGCTAGATATACTTTTGAGTTATAAACATCCAGTGTCATTTCTTCAAACGACACTTTTGGTCTAGTAACATCGGATACCTGTTTTGTAAGTTCAGTTGCGGCTGCGACACCAAACCCTAGGAGTGTAACCCTAAAGCGATATTTCAGCTTCGGCATTAGAAGTACTTGCGTACCTCCTGCCGTTGGAACGGTCATGTTATTTAATGAGGTAATAGGCATTTTTAAATCTCTCCTGTGTTCTTAACACGTAATGGAATATATATGAACTCAATTGCTTTAACTGGTTCAATAGCAATATCAACATACAACTCATTACGATCGATTCTTGAAGGTGTATTGTTACTTTCATCACAAACAACTGCAAAATCGTACAACGCTCTCAATCCTACTAGTTCGAGTAGCAAGCTCTCACAGGCCTGTTTGATTTCATCACGTGTAATTTTATCATTTGGTTCGAAGATATATGGACGAGCTAGTTTATTCAACTGACTGCGTAGATATACAACTAAACGTGCCACGTTAATTCTGTCTAGTGCTGAAGCATTTCTTGCACGAGTCTTTTGACCGTAGTTAACTAGACCAACACCGTTAAAGAATGTTAGTGGGTTAATTTTTAAGTCATACAGTGTATCACGCTGTCCTTCGTTCAATGCGATTGTTTGGAATTCTCCGCTTAGTGCATCAACATAACCAACTGCTGTAGCATTAGTAATACCGCCGCGTCTTGTACCTGCTGGAGCAAACCATGGATAAGAAACGTTATCGCTTAGAGCAATAGTTTTTAGCATCATGTGTGAGCTAGGAACAACTGCATTCGCGCCGCTTAGGTCTGTGGTAAATCCGCTTGGATAAAACACTGCCATGTATTCGTCATAGGTAACAATACCGGCGTCACCGTTGTCGGTTACTAGGTTAGCATTGGTTCCCCAAGTTGTTAATGAAGTTGCATCTGCTGGCAAGCGGAATGGAGTATCTCCAACCACAAACGCTGTTAGACCACGATCAATGTTTAAGTTAACTAGATTGCTCATTAGCTCAGGATAACCAGGAGCTGCAATAATGTTAAAGTTACGTCTTTCTTCGTCACGGATCTCTGAGCTAGTATCAACAACACTCTTCATTGCTTGGATAACAACTTTACGTTGTGCCTTGCGACCAAATGTACCTGAACCGTCTTCTTGATTTGCACTTGCAGTAACCCAACGATCAGTAGCATAGTCTGCCATGCTCTCATTGTTGTTAAAGCGTGGATTGTTTGTGGCAGTATCTACATAATTGTTTTTGTACTGCTTAACATTACCGCCACTTCTGCGTAGATTCCACAACAACATACCTCTTGGATATAGATCAGGATCTGGAGCATCAAAGTCTAAGAAATCGCTAGTTAGCAAATCAACAATTGATGCTGCTTCAGTGCTTTCACCGTTAAGATCCCAACGAGCATCAGCAAATAAAATACCTTCTTCGCTGAGTTGGTCTGTTTTGTCAACTAGGTCCCATCTGTTAGCAGCAGGAACACCTGTTAGTCCTGTATTATAACGATAGATAGTTGGGTAATTTTCTAAGTCCGCAGTTGAAATCCAAAGATCGCCATTTACTGTTGTGCCTGCTTCGTATGGATTAGAAGCTGAAACTACAGGACCTGTTGCGCTAGTACTTGGTAATTCGTTTCTGTATCCAACCCATGTTGTACCATCATGAATCATGATGTCAACTTCGCCGAATGCAGGGTTATACCATAACTGTCCGTCAACTGGCTCATTCAATGGAGCATCTGCTGAAACATTCACTGTTGCGTCAATGAAAGGAATCCAATTTGTAGCAACGTGATCATAAGTTGAGTCACCAACTGCTACACCGTAAACATCTGTACTATCATTGAATAGAGTAGTCATGCCCACAGTACCGTTAGTGAATTTAAAATCGCCACCATTTTTATGTGTGATTTGAACACGGTTGTCAACAGTAACTGATGCTTCAATATTTGTAAATCCTGCTGCGTTAATTGCGCCTGCTAGTGCGTTGGCATTGTCGCTGGCTGTTCTTGACGCAGGTAATGATGTTGTTGTAACTGTCACAGATTTAGCAACATCCAAATCAGTTTGGCCTAGCAATGATTCAGCTAGATCAAAACTAAATGTGTTACTTGGTGTAAATTGAGATGCTGGAACTACGATTGATTGTACAATAGTTGCACCTTTGTTATGTCTCTTCCACATCTTAAATGTAGATGTAGGAGGTGTTGCATCTTCGCCCGACTCTTGTTCATCTGCATTAGACTGTGTAAACAATACATCAACATCTAGATTTTTTCCTCCGCCGCTTCTATCTAGATAGTACAATGCTGCGGTAGTTGTTGCGTAGATAGGAGCTTCGCTTGAAACCCAGGATTCAGTCGCTGAACTCCAACGCTTGACTCTTACTCGAGCTCCACCGTTAGGTTCTGTAGTCTTCATCCATACAGAGCCTGTTGCTTCGCCATTGTTATAATCGTCCGTAGATCTTTTCCACTGCGGAACTTGAGTATGTGGAGTTTGCTGAAGTTCTGGTCCATTATATGTTAACGATGTTGCTGTAGAAGTTGAAGGAATAAATCCAAGAGCCTTAAGCAATGCGTTAGTTCCAGAGATTTCAATAACATTGTTATTGGCTGTACCATCGTTATAGATACGAATTGTATCGTTAACAACATTTGCTGTTACACCAGTTGCTCCTGGAAATGCTCCGTTGATCAATCCCACAACGTCTGCTGCACTGCTACCAGTTAATACAGAAACACTACCGCCGTTAAGAGTTAACGTGCCGGCAACGCCGCCTACAAAATTGCCGGCAATCACTGTAGCATGACTTGCTTTCCAATCTGTTGAACCTACGTGAACCCACTGTCCTGGGTCAACTCCGCCTGCTGCATTTCCTGAAGACTTGTACCAAACTTTAGCAAGTGGGCTAATTGAATCTTGGAATACTACTGCATAATCTCCAATAGAGCCAACGGATGCTAAAGGTGCACCGCTGTCTGTTTTTGCAGTATCTGCATCAGTTAATACGATTGGAGTTTTAGTGGCAAATTTTTGGCCGCCTGTTGTTTCAATTTTAGCTCCGTTCCACTCTTGGATGCCCCAAGTACTAGTTTGTGTGTCAACCCACCATGAACCGTCAGTTGGTAATGCTCCCGGGACGTCTGTTTTGCCAGCTAGTTCATCTAGATTAATATCAGCACGAACTACGAATGCAGCATTACTGACTCCTAGCAAACTGTAAGCTGCCAGTAATCCATACTCATTTCTTTCGCCTGCATGTATTGGGCTTGAACTGGCAGTCTTCTCAAAGAACGGTACTCCAAATAGATCTACTAGATCTTTCTGGCTAGTTAATTTGAATGCTTTACCGGCGTTTGCCTGTGTGGTTGCCGAAGCAGTAGCTGTGCCTGCTCCGTTTGTTTTGTCTTGCGCTGTAGCTACAACGATAAGCGGAGTAGTGCCAGGCTCTGCTGGTGTATAAAAACTCTCGTCGATTACCGTAACTTGTACGCCTGGTGATTGTAGTGCCATATTCCCTATTCTCCTGGTAATAGTTTACTCAAAGTATTTAGCGGTAAAACTCAAAATTGGCCGTTTACACCATGTTAAAAAGGGGCAGGAAAGGTGCGGTTTGTTTAAATAATACTATGAGACCACTTTGCAAATG